GGAAACGTGGTAAAATATATTACCCGGGCCAAGCATAAAGGAGACGAGCTTGGTGATCTTAAGAAAGCCAGATGGTATCTGGACTACTTGGTTAAGCGGTTAGAGAAACAAAATGCCACTTAAAGAATTTATCACAAAAGTAATTTTATGCCTAGCTAGCTTTGCTTTAATCGGCTGGGTTTCACGAGCATATTTTGTGTTTCTAATGCCATAAGGAAAAAAAATGAAATCAACAAAAGAAAAAATTAACTACGACGGTCTCTACAAAAAGAGGGACAAAGATGACCCGCGAGATATCTCAAGACGGGCCCTTGAAAACCTTTATGAACAGACCGAGCAAAACAATGCACGCCTCAACAATTTAGTTGATCGATATCACGAGCTGTTTAACGATTTTAGTAAGTTCAAAAGGGAGGTGATAAGTGAAAAAGAGAATTCATGTCAACCAACACAAGATTAGATCAAATAAAAAGACCGGAGATCGAGAGCCGGTGTTGACAGTTAAAACTTATAAGAGCAACGATTACTGCCACGAAGCTTTAATTAAGGGTCCATGTAGGGTTGTTTATTCACCCGACAAACCCCTTAGTTGCGGAGCTAAAGTTTGGATAGAAACAGAATCAGAAGTTGTTTGTCTGGTGAAAGACTAAGTGGAATTACTTTTTTCACTTTATGAGTGGTTTGTTATGATCGTCTTTGAGGCATTCATAGAAACCTTTACGTGCGTGGCCGTTGTAATATTCGTAACGCTGATTCTATTACATTATTTATATCGGAGACTTAAGTGACCAGTTCAGCTTTTTTAATAGGTTTATTAATAATAAACACGATATTCCTTGTAAGAGAATTTATTAAGGGGGTTCTCGTGTCCAAACGATTAGAGGACGCAGAAGACCTGATTAACGTTAAAATTCTAGAGGTTCTGAACTTGGAAGACTACATGGGCAAACAAATACGAAAGCTGCGGCAAGAGAACAAGGAACTAAAAGAGGTGAGCAAAGAATTGACAGCGGTGCCTGAATAGTGTATACTATATATGCCGCGGTGTTCCTGACGGGCGTCTTATGAACGTTTGGTTAAATATGTTGGGTGGTACCGAAGGGGTTCAATTCCTCCACCGCGGACCAAAAAATAAGTACATAAAATTAAAAGGATTAAAGTTGAAGTAAAAGATAAGCATACTATTTAAATCCATTGAGTAAAGACTCAATAAACACATTTCAACAATTGTTGAAATTTCAAAGTAAAACATTAAGGAGAAATACAATGAAATACTTTATCGCATTCGCATTCGCTATTATCATAGGATTTGGAGTAGCTGGCTGTGAAGACAAAAAAGAGAAAGAGGCCACAGATACTGCGGTCGTAGAGACACAAGATGTTGTGGTTCTATCAGAAGATGCAACGTCAACTGACGCATCTTCTGACGCTGTTGTAACAGGCGATTAATGTTACATGGCTCCCATCGTCTAGCGGTTAGGACGCTGGCCTTTCAAGCCGGTAACGAGAGTTCGATTCTCTCTGGGAGTACCAAATGAGAATGATAATGAAAAAGCGCCTTTATGACGACAACGTAGGCTTCGTTGAGCTTGTTGATGCAGTTGGAGATGATCTAACTGTCGTCAACTCTGCCCGTGTAAGTTTTGGAAAACAAAAAACAGAACTTGATAAGAAGGACAAAAAACTTATCAAGTATCTTATCAAGCATAAGCATACTTCAACTCTGGAGCATTGCTTTGTAACCTTTCGCGTAAAAGTCCCGCTGTTTGTCCGCTCACAACATCACAGGCACCGCACTTGGTCTTACAACGAGATTAGTCGCCGTTACACTGACTTTGATATTCAGTTCTATGAGCCAAAGGCATTTAGGACTCAACACAAGTCAAACCGACAAGCATCAAATGCTGAAGAATTGATTAATCCCAGAATTGGACCTCCAGCCGATTGGGTTGTTAAAGAACACCATAGGAAGAGTTTACAACTTTATGAAGACCTTATCGAAGCGGGTGTTTGTCGAGAACAAGCAAGGGGCATCTTACCGCAGAACATGTATACTGAATACTATGCCTCAGCGAATCTTAATAACATTCTTAAGTTCATTGACCTTCGCACACACGAAGGCGCACAATGGGAAATCCAAGAGATGGCAAAGGCAATGTTGGAGATTATTAATAAACTATTTCCTGTTACGGTTGCAGCGTACCGCGAGTTAAGACAATGAACTAGGGCTTTGATGCCGGTTTATCGAACAGCTTTCCAATTATTTTAACCAAGGCATTAACACTTCTTTTGCTACGATCGGCTTCGATCGTACTCTTGATGAAAGAGACAGTTGGTTGGAATTTAGGCGATATTGCAATGTGAGTGAAGCGCACATACGCCGCGCTAACCATCCCAATCAACTCGCCTTTGTGATTCAATATTGGCGATCCGGAGCTTCCACCAATGGCCGGCAATGAGTAAATCGCCCTGTCGAAGCTGTCGCCATCGTAAAAGCCTTGGAAAATTGGTACCATATTTTTATCAAAGATTCCAAGCGGCGCCGCAGTGTTATATATTCGATCGCCGGGCTCGGGCTTATCAGCGGCTAGCCGCATCGACGGCTTTTGTAGTCCTTTAACATATAGTAAGCAAAGGTCATGTTGTTGATTGACTGCAATGGTTTCGACCGGGAAATACATATTATCAATATTAACTACATGAAAGAGTACTTTGTGTTGGACTTTATCTAAGAATTTTTGTATGTTCCGATCAACACAGACATGGGCCGCCGTCAGAACATACACTCCACCCCGCGCATCGCCGACAACGGCTGCTGAAGCAACAGCCCCAAATCGCTTTGTTGCACATAAATCTTTCTTCTCTGGGTGACACATTGTTGCTTCAATGGTCTTCCGCACTTTAAGAAAAGATTGCAATGGCAAAATATTTTTTATATTATTTCTATGCGCACACGAAAATAAAAACACCAGTAGGAGAGGTACCACAAATTTAAAGTTGTTCATACAATATATAGTTGATGTTTTTAACTTTTCTAAGATCTAGTTAAAGCAAGAGAAAAAATCATAAGGAGAATAAATTATGATAAAGATTTTAGCAGCAGGAATTCTTGCTATGGGATTATCCACACCTCATGTTGACTGGAAAGAAATTACCACTGATTTTTCACACTGGTCATATTATTCCCAGAAAGACGTGAGAAAATTTAAGAAAGTCGAAAACTGCTTTGTTTGGGTACCAGAAGGCAACATAAAGTATACGACTCCTCAAAAGGATAAGAAATGAGCTTAATTGCCAATAAGATTGAACAAATCAAGAAAGACGAAAACCTAACCACATCAGAACTTTTTACCAAATATCCGCACCTTGCGGATCTTCTTGTTGCAGAACAAAAAGAGAAACAAGCAGTGGTCGAAGGCAAAAAAGAAAAACAGCTTCTTAAGGGGTAAATTATGATTTTGCGAGAAGGCACCAAGAGCGCCCTAGTCAGGGCGTTACAGGAGGGCTTAGCTTATTTGGGATATCATCCCGGCCCGATTGATGGCCACTTTGGTGGTTTAACAGAAGATGCAGTCGAGGCTTTCCAAAAGAAATCAAAGATCTATATCGACGGCGTTGTTGGACCTTCAACCGCAGACATGTTGAATAGAGCTTTGGGTGCCCCAAAGTCTGAACTTCACTTGCACCTAAACCCCCCAGAAGAAGAGGTTAAAGACTCTGCCAAGAAGCTGAAATGGGTAAGATGCCCGGCAGACAAGTTTCAGAACAGGGGCGGCTTTACTAGAACTACACTGCGCTCTGATACTGCAGCTGCTTATGAAGCTTTGTACAAAGAAGTTCACGAGTTGGGCGGCATCATTACATCAGCCGGCGGCCGACGCGGCTTAAGCTCCAAGGCTAGCCCAGCCAGAAGCAAAAAATCTATGCACTATGTTGGCCGCGCATTTGATATGGCACTTCCAACGGGAATGCAAAACCCCGACACAGATCCTTATTTAATTCAACGAGATGGCGCCAGCCGGAAGTGGATTGTGTGGGCCAAAACAGACAATTTAGATATTCCGGAACAGACAATTGAGGCTTCTTATGTGACTACTAAAAGAAACTCTAAAGGTAAAAGATATACGATCATCAAAACAAAAGAAATAACAGCTAGAGTTTTTAATTTTACTGCTATGGCTGATCGTCATGGGTTTAAGAACATTTCAGCTAGACGCAGTTTCTTCAGAGGCGGCGCTTACGGGGGGGCCGAGTGGTGGCACTTCCAATGGGAAACCGGCTTAGAACCAAAAAATACCACATTCGGCGAAGAATTATTAAAAGTATATACTCTACAAAAAGCTAGTAATTTCGTATACTGGAATCAGGCCAAGAACTGTAAATGGAAGGTTAATTGGTTTTAAAACTAATTATTATGTGGACACCGAACTCAAAGAATTATTAGGCACGGTTAGAAAGAAGACTTGGGCACTTGTGGCTATGCTTTTTATAGCCTCTCTTTTTGTTCAGTCACACGTCAAGCACGACTTAGATCAGGAAAAGGAAATCTGGCACCTCATTGAATACATATCGCATTTAGAAAAGCAAACAGCTATTTATAGTAGAAAAATACTAGAGCTTGAAAGAAACAAACATATTTGTACACCGCTATGAAACTAATACTTGAAAATTGGCGTAAGTTTTTAAAAGAACAAGACGATGCCACTGCACCAGCAAAACTTGGGGCAAGAAAGGGCCTTAAGCTCGTAGATCCGGCAGACATAAAAACTCCGGTGCCCGTGGGATCTCCATCGCAGGCTAGTAAAAAGAAAGAAATACCCGTAGTTCAGCTTTCTGGTGAAGTTCAAACACACAACGCAGAGAAGCTCTTTCATTATTTCAAAAGCAGATCTAAAGCCGCGGCCGTGTTCAGGGAGGGTTGGGACAACACCTTTGCCTATGGCTCTTGGCATGTCGAAGTTCGCATTCGTGTCAAAGAATTAATTAATTATATGGTAGCTAACAATCCAGTTTTTCATAACAATAAAATTGTTGACTATTTGGGTGCTGGCAGCTTTGGTTTTGTAGTTGAGCTTGACAACGATCACGCTTTAAAGATTTTTGTAGGTTCATTTGATCCGGTTGGCGTTGACTTTGGTGACTGGATAGACAAAGAAGCAGAATCAGATGTCGCGAGATATAAAGGTTCGCAAGAAAAAGCATTTGCCGGCACTGGTCAAACTGGCGAGTTAATGATCTACGATCAGGGGCGAATTAAAACACCCTTCGAAAAAGATTGGCACTATGCGGAAATGCAGCAACTAAGAACTCTTAGCAGCTGGGCGCGTTATGTACATAAAATTGACGAGCTTGATCCCGCCGCCGTAAAAGAATTCAACATTAAGCTTGATGACGAAATTGACAAATTAAAACATTTTGCCGATGAGGTTAATGGAGCAGACACGTTCGACATGCCGCCCGAAGACCGAGAAAAGCTCGGCCTAGACGACGACGGCCAAGCACGATTTATAGACAACAGTATCAAATATTTAGACAAGGCATATGCAAAAAATCTTTTTGATCAAATAAAAGAAATATTAAAGACTAAAAGCTTTTATGAAATCAGAGACATCCGTGCCGCAAATATCGGTGTCGCACAACAAGACGAAAGTCTTCCAATTATCTTCGATTACTGATATAATAGACTTATGAAGCTTGAAGAAGGTCAACTTATAAAATTTTCTTACATGGGTGATGACGCTGCCGCGCTGCTCGGTATTGTTGCGAAGGTCGGCCCCGACAAAATAAACATTTTTTGGAACGGCGACCATGTCGTCTTCAGCGGCGGCTGCCACACAGTTTCATACGAAGATTTCGAACACGCAATGAAGAACGGCGTATACGAAATAGTTGAAGAAAGCACTTGACACCAAGCACAGCTTTGCTATAATAGTAGTACAAAAGGAGGCTACTATGTCTGATGAGACTACAAAGGCAACTCACATTGCCGAATACATTAAATCGCTGGCCGCAATCGAGGATTGCATCCGGCCGTATCAGGAGCAACGAAGAGACTTGGCGCGTAATTACGCAAACAACAACTGGTTGTCCAAGGAAGAGGTTCGTATTGCAAAAAAAGCATATCGTCTAATGAAAGATGATGTTGATTTTGAGCAACTTGGAGCATATTATGATCGAGTTGTTGATACAATGAAAGGGGGGAGTTAATGGAAGTACTATGGATTGTTTGCGGCACATTCGCCCTGCTTGTTGGTATAACAAAGTCGGTTGAATATGTAAACCGTAAGAAAGCTTATAAACGAGCTTTGAAAATCAGCCGGGGGAATTAATGAGAATTAAGCCACTAAACAGGCACCTTGTGGTGCACAAAAAACCAAAAGAGAAAAAGAATAAAGGCTCGTCTTTCATTTTACCAGAAGGTTATGAATCTTCTGTTGAAAAATATTCTATAGTAAAAGTACTAGATGTTGCAGAGGACAGCAAGCTTAAAGGCGTTAACGCCGGCTGCGAAGTTATTGTTGAAACAAGCATGCTGTTTGAAGTAACTGGAAGCACTTTGATTCTGGAAAACTATGTTTATGGCTTGATTGGTGAAAAGACATAGTTTCCAATACGATGAAGTGGTGGTCGGCAATGATTTACCGGCCATATTTTATTCTTATATTCACCAATCACCTTTGATATTCAAGCCGGCTCATAATGTATTTTTTTATGAACATTATGAGCCGGCTTATCCACTAGATAGGCTATTTTTACTAAACGAGACCAAAGAGTTAAATACTCCGTCCGGACCCAAAGAGGTAGGTGTACAAAAGGCGGCGGTTTTTAATAGACTGATGTTTATTTTGTCGCTAGCCGGCCTTGCGCCACTTTCAGACAAGGTTGAAAAAATCCGCCTAGAAGAGGAAGGTCTATTAAAAATAATAACTAATAGAGCGAGGGTTGTAAAGATTAAATTCAACAAATTGCGCATCTTTAACCCGGAAATGGTTCATGGTCTAAATACTACTTTTGAGATAAAAGAAAAGCACTTAGTACACGATATCGTGAAACTAAGGTCAAAAGATCACCCATACGATATGTTGCACGCTGGCGATGAATTTATAAAGGATGTTCATTTCTATGGCAGGAAAAGGAAAGACTTGTTGGTAGTATCCAAGTTGACAGAGACAGAATTAATAGATTTTGATTACTCTTCTATTCCGCTGAAATATAAATTAAAAGAAGTTTTATTGAAGAACGGAATTGAAAAAACAAAATTTCAATCTCAAATAGTTGTGGACCATTTAGAACGAAAAGTGTATAATAATAAAAAAAAGGGCTTTAAATCAACAGAAACTGTTTTTTTAGATGAAAGGAAAGAAAAAGAGATATGTCAGGAAATAACCAAACAAGCACATTTACCCTTGCTGGGTGTATACCCTTGGAGGCTAAACTATCTGCTTTTGGATTCCAGTGGCATGATTCGCTAATGCCAATTGACGCAAACTACACCGCTTTAGAAAGGGCCGTGTTTGAGTGTGCCTGTGCAGGTTGCGAATCAATTTGGATCACTGTTAATGATGAGTGGGCCCCTTTAATAAAAAAACGAATTGGAGATTATGTATACGATCCCGTTTGGTATTATCGAGAATATGATATAAACCCCAGCGCCGGCCGCAAAATAATTCCAATTTTCTTTGTGCCACATCAGCCGAAATTTAGGAACAGGAGAGACAGCTTGGGTTGGGGCGCTGTCAATGCAGCGATCTATGTTAACAAAGTCGCCGGCGGTTTAAGCAAGTTTGTTACACCTAGCAGGTTTTATGCCGCTTTTCCTTTCGGCATATATAATCCACGAGAACTAATAAAATCTAGATTATTGATTTCATCTGAAAAACCTTTTTTTCTGTCTTATGAGAATAAAACGGTCAAAGACAACATTCGCCTAGGTTTTACCTTTGATTGGGAAGATGTAAGAAGCATAAACAGGCACGTCTATAAAGAAAGCACTGGAATGATGGAGGCTTTTGGCACTTTCATTAAAGGCGACAAAGCTGCATGGTCCCGCCGCCGCCCGGTCGAGGAACAATATAGTGCCCGCACCTTTTCGCTGGACAAGGTGTTCGAACCGCTGAGCAAAGAAAACGCAAACTTTAAAGAACTGGAGTGGTATCATGATATTAGCTCTTGGGAAGGTTATAGAAAATTTATGGGGTCTGTGCACATTCTAGAGAGGCCCAAACCAATGTCGGCTGGTAAATTGCCGGCAATCGGAGTAGATGATGATTGAAGAAAAAGCATATGACGAAGTTTCACAACTAGTTAAAGAGCACTGTGGATTACCATACCATTGGTATCAGCTAACTATCGACCAACAACACTTTGTTGTTGCACTGTTAGAAACACAGAAAAATATTAAGGTGAAACAAATGAAAGACTTGCTTTTTGAGCGCATTCGTTATAAAATAGAAGAGTACAAAGAAGAATACGATCGTTTTGCGACCGTTGAAGAGGCGCAGGGAGCGTTCGACAATCTTCTTGATGAACTTGGAATAATTATAGATGAGTGGTTTGAAGAAAAAAGCAGAGAATAGTGTCCCCTTTGTAAATTTACACGGGCACACAACATTTAGCATCTTTGATGCGATCGGGTATCCCCAAGAACATATGGACTATGCATATGAGAATGGATCCAAAGCCTTAGCCATCACTGATCACGGAAACATGAACGGCCTTTCCTATCAGGTTCTTCACGCGAAGAAAATGAAAGAAGAAGGTCGCGACCTTAAGCCGATCTACGGCATTGAGGCATACTTCATTGACGACCTCGATAAGTGGAAGGGCGAATACGAAACACACAAATTAACACAGAAAAAGAAGAAGAAAAAAGACATCTCTATGTCCGTAGAAGATGAGCAAGAAAGCAAGCGTGCGGCAAAGAATGTCCTAAACAGGAGAGCGCACTTGGTTTTGGTGGCTCAGAACCAGAAGGGCTTGACCAATCTTTTTCAGTTAATTTCCAAGTCGTTTCAGCCAGAGAACTTCTATCGCTTTCCTCGCATGGATTACAAAATGCTTGAGGAACACAGCGAAGGAATCATATGTTCTTCTGCCTGCTTAGGAGGCCCTCTAAGCAAGGATTACTGGAACAACCGGGAGTTAGGCCCTAAAGCCGTCAAGGACGCAATGACGGGTACTGTACGGCGCTTTAAGGACATCTTTGGCGATAGGTTTTATGGCGAACTCCAGTGGAACGCAATTCCTGAGCAACACGAGGTGAATAAACACATCATCGAGGTGTGTGATGAGGCGGGAATAAAGCTTATTTCAACCGCCGATGCTCACTACCCTCGCCCAGAGCTATATAAGGACAGAGAGCTTTATAAACAGCTAGGCTGGCTTGGTAAGTCCACACCAGATTATGCTGAAAACAAGCTACCTCAAAGCAGAGAGGAACTGAAGTATGAACTTTATCCAAAGAACGGCGATCAAATGTGGGAAGCGTATCAAAAATATAGCGACCGATGCGGCGTTAAGTACAGTGATAGTACCGTTCGTGATAGTATCGAGCGTACACACGATATCGCTTTTAATCGTATCGAAGATTTCTACCCAAGCTGCGAAGTACAACTACCAGAATTTGTTGTACCCAAAGATAAAACTGAAGAAGAAGCCTTAATGGAAATGTGTGTTGCTGGTCTTAAGGCAAAGGGTCTGCACAAAGAAAACGAATATGTACTGCGGCTTAAGAAAGAATATGCGGTCATCAAAGATCGCGGCTTTGCAAAGTACTTCCTCACCATGAAGGCTATCTCTGATAAGGCTCAGTCGTGTCAGTTGGTAGGTAGTGGCAGAGGTAGTGCCGCCGGATCCCTGATTGCTTATGTCTTAGATATTACGCAGGTTGATCCGATTAAGTTCGGGCTTCTCTTTGAGAGGTTCCTGACGAAATCTGGTAGCGGCTATCCTGATATTGATTATGATGTTTCAGATCCGATGGAACTAAAGGATATGTTTATTGCGGAGTGGGGCAAGAATAATGTTGTGCCTATTTCAAACTATAACACACTACAATTCCGCTCTTTGATCAAGGATATCAGCAAGTTCTATGGAATATCCTACATCGAGGCCAACAGGGTGACGAGCCAGATGCTTGACGAGGCAACACCGATTGCCAAGAAGGCACACGGTATCAAAGCTGGTGTTTATGTGCCAACGTTTGAAGAACTGATGGAGTACAGCCACACCCTCAAGACATACTTTAGTAAGTATCCGCACATTAAAGAACACGTATTAAATCTAAAAGGACAAATCCGCTCTGTTTCACGGCACGCAGGCGGTGTTTTAGTCGCCGACGACTTGAACAAGAAGATGCCGCTAATTAATAGTGGGGGAGTTATACAAACCCCATGGAGCGAAGGACAAAATGTTAGACACCTTGAGCCTCTTGGCTTTATTAAGTTTGATATTCTGGGACTTGCATCTCTACGAATGGTCGAAGATTGCATTCGGCATATCTTGCAACGGCACGAAGGTGTTAAAGACCCAGATTTCAAAGATGTTAAGAGTTGGTACGACAAACATCTACACCCAGATGTAATTGATTTAGACGATCAGAAGATATATAAAAATATTTTCCACAAGGGTAAGTGGGCTGGTGTATTCCAGTTCGCCAACAACGGCGCTCAGAACTTTTGTCAGAAATCAAAACCAAAGAGCATCATTGATATTTCAGCGATTACATCAATTTTTCGACCGGGGCCACTAAGCGCCGGCGTTGATAGTCAGTATGTTAACGCGAAGAGCAACCCGTCGAGTGTGAAATATATTCACAAGTTAATTAAGGAAATTACTAAGGAAACTCACGGCTTTCTTATCTTCCAAGAACAGATCGCATTGCTGGCTCACAAACTAGGCAAGGATCTTACACTTGACGAAGGCAACATGCTTCGCAAACTATTAACTAAGAAGGGCACAACAGGAAAGACGTATGAAAAGAAAAAGAAGATTTACGACAAGTTTGTTGCAGGCTGTATCGAAAAGAGTATCGACAAGCGCGAAGCTGAAAAGCTTTGGCAAACATTCGAATACTTTTCAGGATATGGTTTTAATAAGTCCCACGCAGTCAGCTATTCTATTCTTAGCTATCAGTGTGCCTATCTTCTTAATTACTATCCCTCTGAGTGGCTAGCAGCTTTTTTGGACAAAGAACCAGAGGACAAGAAGGCAAAAGCAATATCCATCGCAAGAAGTCTTGGATACACCATCAAGACAACAGACATAAATACCTCTGGTAAAGTCTGGGAGATTGATGGCAAAACACTAATCCAACCTCTCACCTCAATCAAAGGCTTGGGTGCTGTTGCGATTGACCAAATCATTGCGAACAGACCCTTTAATAGTGTAGAGGAGTTGTTGTTTAATGAAGACATTTCATACAGCAAACTAAACAAGAAAGGTCTAGATGTATTGACTCGCAGTCAAACACTAGACTGTTTAATGGACGACAGGTTCACCGGCCTAAAACATTTTTGGTCAGCAGTGGCGGTTGATCGGCCGAAGACAAAGAAAAAGCTTGACGAAAACATTGAAATGTATAATAATGAAGGAGACTTCACAACAGAAGAAAAGATTCATTATTTAGATTCTTTAACTGGTGTGTATCCAATTGAAATGGTTGTAGATAAAACGATGACAGACAATTTTGATAAATATAAAATTCCGCCCTTGGGTGAGTTTGACCCGGCACTTAAGATTGCTTGGTTTATCCCGAAGGAAATTGTTGAAAAGAAAACAAAGCACGGAAAGATATACTGGATTGTAAAAACAGTTGACGGCTCAAGTAAACTTAATTCGATTAAGTGTTGGGGCGTAAAAGAAGGACAAGAACTAACCTTGAACAAACCCTACATGGCTAAGCTTGACTATAATAGCAAGTGGGGTTTTAGTACAAGGTCGATTAAATATAATTTTAAACTAGTGGGGTAAAAAAAATGAATTTAAGAGTATATAAAGTTAGAAAGGGGGCGAAGCTACCGTTGCGCGCTCACGCAGCAGATGCTGGAGTAGACTTGTTCTATTGCCCAGATCAAACAGAACATCCGATGTATGGCGCGGATTATTGTGTACACGCCGGCGAGTCAAAGATTGTTCCAACTGGAATAAAGGTTGAAGTGCCATATGGCTATATGCT